ACTTTTCACGTTAATGCCAAAGAAACTTTAAGTTTAAATACAGGATTCTATCCAGAATCTTACAATGAGGTATTTAGACAGATGTCTTTAAGCGACAAAATATGGATAGAGTACAATGAAAAGACTTTACCAGTTAGATTGACCTCATCTAACCTATCATTCAAGACTAGATTAGATGATAAGCTAATAAATTACACAATAGAACTAGAATTTGCATTTGATAAGATAAACAACGTAAGATAATATGCGTAGAGAAGTAGAAATATACATAAATACAGCAGGATTTGGCGAAACTGTAACTTACAAGCGATTAGATATCTTTTCAGAAGAATCTATAAACATAACTAACTCAATACAGGATATTAGAGACATAGCTAAGGTATTTACTGACTTTACACAACAATTTAGCTTACCTGCTAGTTCTCCTAACAACTTAATCTTTAAACATTACTATAATTTTGATATTATAGGTGGTTATGATGCTAGAGTAAAGAGAGAAGCTTTAATAAAGATAAATGGAGAGGATTATAAGAAAGGATTTCTTAGTTTGAATAGCGTAAGCATGAAAAACGGAGTTGCTTTTGCTTATAAGGCTGTATTTTATGGTAAAACAGTAAATCTTAACTTGCTTTTTGGCGATGATGAGTTAGATAACTTAGCTGTAGATAATACTTCTTATTTATCTAAATTTAATCAAATATATACTTCTTCTAACGTAAATACAGGGTTTTCTGACGGATTTAATTTAGTTAATGACGTTTTAGTATCTAATAGTTCTAGTACAACAGCAGGAGACTTATGTTATCCTTTTATAAGTGGTAAGAGTCATTATTATTACGATTCAAATCACGACAATGGACCTGAGTTAAGAGAAGAGGTTGTTTCAAGAAATGTAAGGCATCACAACTCTGGAACTCCCTATACTGGACTATCTATGATAGACTTAAAACCAGCAATTAGATTATATCACATAATATTAGGCATAGAAGACAGGTATGGTATTACATTCTCTAAAAACGGAACAAACGACTTCTTTAGTACGTCTAATGCTTCATTCTATGAGTTATACCTATGGTTGCATAGAGAAAAAGGAGATTTATCTTCACAAATAGCGATAGAAGAAAGAAAACTTGATTTAGATGACTATTTGTTTATTAACACAACTCCTACAGGTCAAAACGACCCTAGAAGTAATTCTAATAAAGACTTAGTTACTTCTATTGTAGTTGACGGACCTGATATTACAGAGATTTATTATAATTATCAAATACAAGTAACTCCTACTGGAGCAGGATTATATACTTTAGAATTATTTGATGGAGAGTCAGGAGAAATAATAGGAACTTCAGAGCATTCTGGGGGAGGACCTGTTACTAGAAGTTATACGATACAAAAGGAATTTGGAAGTGGCGAAGGAACACAAACTTTTACTCCTATATTCAAAGTAAGAACACAAGGAGGTATAACTCAAATAGCTGTAAATAGTTTTAATATAGTATACAATGAGGTAGATAATTCAGGCGGTTCTGCTGGTTATACTGCTAACTATACATACAATGGAGGTAATCCTATAGGAGTTTCTTCAGGTATAAATATAGTAGATAATATGCCTAAGATGAAAGTTATAGACTTTTTAACATCTATATTTAAGATGTTTAATCTAACTGCTTTTTATGATGGAGAAACAATTAAAGTAAGAACATTAGACAAATTTTATGATGAAGGTACAAGTCACGATGTAAGTCAATATATACACGCTGATAAACATACTGTAGATAAAGCAAACATATATTCTAAGATAGATTTTGAGTATCAAGACGCATCTACTTTTGCTATAGTAAACAGCAATGAAATAACTAATGATGAATTTGGTAATGAAAGACTTAGTAATAGGTCTAATGCTATAAGCAACCCTTTAGCATTTGATGGAGGAACGTATTCTGTTAAGTTAGGATTTGAACATCTTATGTATGAGAGAATGACTGACCAAAATGATGACACAGATAGAACTACTATACAGTGGGGATGGATGGTTAGTAAGGATGAAAATCCAGTTCTTGGGAAACCTCTAGTTTTTTATTGTATAAAACAAGACGCTGGACAGTATACTATATTTAACACAGATGATGATGATTTTGACCAATATATAAGACCAGCAAATACTTTAACAACAAGTGCAGCTACTAATTTACAGTCAATTCATTTTGGCGAAGAAGGAGATGAGTTCTTTGTAGATAATGTAAATACAGAAAGTCTGTTTAACAATTACTACTTTAACTATATAGTTCCTATATATAATGAAAAGTCAAGGTTATCTAAGTTTGAAGCTACATTACCTTTAAAATTAGTCACTAAGTTAGAATTAAACGACAAACTAATTATATCAGGTAGAAGCTATAAGATAAACAGAATACAGATGAATATAAATACAGGTAAGGCTACATTAGAATTAATAAACGAAGTGTAATGATAAGAGAGATAATAGATTTATTAGGAACATCTGATTGGAATGTTAAAGACGAAGATATAGATATAGCTAAAGGTAAATATTTAGCACCTACTAATTGGAAAGAATTTAAAAACGCAATAAAACGAAATAAATAATGGCAACAAGCTCATCAACAACAAAAACTATAGTAATAAAAGTAGAAGGTGGTCAAGCGATTGCTTCTATGGACAATGTTACTCTTAGCACTAAACAACTTAACGCTGAACTAGCTAAAGTTTCTGTGACAGGAGGAAAGGGAAAAGCAGGAGGAGCTTCAGGAGCAACTGGTGGAGCTACTGCAACAGTACTAGAACTTGGTAGGACTATATCAGATTCCAACTACGGAATTAGAGGTATGGCGAACAACATCTCTCAGTTAGCATCTAACTTCTTGTTTATGACTAGGAAAGTTGATGAAACAACTAAACAAGCTATAGGTTTTGGAGGGGCTTTAAGACAAGTGGGGTCAACTATATTAGGACCTCTAGGTATTTTATTAGCTATACAAGCTGTTATTGCTGTAATGGAGAAAATATCAATGACATCTGGAGGTGCTGAGAAAGGATTAGATGATTTTAGAGAATCTGCTTCAAAAGCAGGTACTGATTTAAAAATATTACTAAACCAAGTAGAAAGAGGTAATATATCTAACGAGGATTTAGCTAAATCTGTAAAAAAAGCTAATGATGAGTACAAAGATTTAAATATATCTATAGATGATAATGGTAAATTAACAGAGGAGTCTACAAAAGCTATTAAGAAACAAATTTTAGCTTTAGAAGAATTAGCTTTAGCAAATGCAATACAAGATGAAGTTCAGAAATTACAAGCAAAAGTAGTTAAACAAACTTTAAAAGCTAGAAAACAGTTTTCTAAAGAAATGATAGATAGTGTTTCTGAGATGATTGAAGCAGATGAAAAAGCTAAAGAGCAGTTTTTAGCTGATGGAGGTATTATAGAAATGTTTTATGGAAAACTTGATGAATTTGAACAAGGCTCTCCAGAAGCATTAGCTGCAGCATCAGTTAGAAGTATAAATAGAGCTAAAGATGCTGTGTCAGAATTAACAGATATATTTGGAGAAGAGGGTATAGTAAATAAAATATTTGGAGATGATGATGATAGAGATGAACCTAAAGCAATAAAGTCATTTAAACAAAGATTACTTGATTTATCAAAAATAACACTAAAGTTTCAGAGAGATGAAGAGTTAGCTACTGAGGAAAATGAATTTAAGAAGTTAGAAATAAAGCAAAAATATGAAAGAGAAGATTTGCAAAATAGACATGACTCTTTTATAGAAAAAGAAAAGCTTAGGTTAAAGAATTTTAAATCAACTAGCAAGAATGCTGCTAAAATAGCAGAAGCAGAAGCTCTTTTTAACGAAACGGAGCTACAAGCAGAAAAGGAACATCAAGATGCTTTAACAGAATTAACAATGACTCAAGCGTCTAAAAGAATAAGCTTTCAATTAGAATTAGCTAGAGAGTTTGCTAAAAAATATCAAGAAGCAGTTGATGCTGGAGAAATACAAGCTCTGACGTTTGGTATGACTCAAGACGCTGGAGTTGATGCTTTAAATGCAGAAGCTATGTTGCTTCAAGCTCAATACGACCAAAAAGTATACTTTTTCAATCAAGAGATAGAAGAAAGGAAAAGACAAGGTAAGGCTATAACTGACATAGAAAGAAATAAATTAAATGCAGAAAAGCAATTCCAAAATGAAAGTTTAGTATTGACTCAAAAAACTGATGAAGCTAAAAGAGCTATAGTTGCTCTAGGTTTTCAAGCTATTGCTCAAATAGCAGAAGAGGGTAGTGCTATAAATAAAGCTGCAAGTGTTGCTGCTGCCTTAATGAGTACTTATGAAGCTGCCAATGCTGCATTAGGTGCTAAACCTTACGGACCTTGGAATATAGCTCAGGCAGCTATAGTAACAGCTATGGGTCTTGCTAATGTTAGTAGTATCTTAAAAACACCTACACCAACAAAAGACGGAGGAACATCCACTTCAGCAGGAGCTGGTGGAGGAAGAACATTTGACTTTAACTTAGTTGGTTCTACAGGCACTAATCAATTAGCTGAAGCAGTAGGTAGTCAATTCCAAGAACCTGTTCAAGCTTATGTAGTAAGTAGTCAGATGACATCACAACAAGAATTAGATTTACAAATATCAACAGGAGCTTCATTAGGAGGAGACTAATATAAAACAAAATACATTAAATACGTTATCAAATTATGGAAGAAAATATTATAGAATTATTTATAGACGAAGAAAATGATTTTGCTGGTATAGAAGCTATATCTATAGTGGAAAACCCTGCAATAGAAGAAGACTTCATTGCTTTAAAAGCACAAGAAATTAAGTTAGCTGAAGTAGATGCTGAGAAACGCATACTTATGGGAGCTGCTTTAATACCAGACAAAAAAATATACAGACATAACGGAGAAGAGGAGTATTATATATTCTTCTCTAAAGAAACTGTAAGAAAAGCTTCTGAGCTGTTTTTGACTAAGGGTAAGCAGAATAACTCAACATTAGAACACGAAGTAGAATTAAACGGACTAAGTGTTGTAGAGAGTTGGATAATAGAAGATGAGAAGAAAGATAAATCAGCTAAATATAATCTTGACTTACCAGTAGGAACTTGGATGGTTTCTGTAAAAGTAAATAATGACCAGATTTGGGAAGAGTTTGTTAAAGAAGGTAAAGTAAAAGGATTTAGTATAGAAGGATTCTTTACAGATAAACTAGACGAAAGACCTAATGAAAGTGTAAAAGAACAAATGGACTATGATGAATTTGAAGCATTAGCTAAATTATTTCAACTAGAGGACTTTTTACTTAAGGGAGAAGAAGTAGAATTAGAAACATATAGTGATTATCCACAAGCTGCAAGAAACAATGCTAAAAGAGCATTAAAGTGGAAAGAAGAAAATGGTAGTGATTGTGGTACTCTAGTAGGATGGACAAGAGCTAATCAACTAGCATCAGGAGAAAATATATCTCGTTCAACAATAGCTAGAATGGCTTCATTTAAAAGACATCAACAGAATAAAGATGTTCCTTATAGTGAGGGATGTGGAGGTATTATGTGGGATGCTTGGGGTGGTAGCTCTGGAGTTAACTGGGCAATAAACAAATTAAAACAAATAGATAAATGAAAAAAACACCAAGTAACAATAGTCCAAAGAATAGTAAAAGAGCTTGCTTATGTAAAAACAATACCTATAGCACTAAGTGCTGTGATGGTAGTTTACAGGCTCAAGGAATTGGGAGTTTAACTAATCAAAGTAATTCACAATAATCCGAAAATGAAACAGATTATTTATTAAACGTTAACAAATTATAATAATTATTTATGAAAGCAACAGAAATTATCAACAAATTTAAAAACGTATTACTTTCTGTAGAAGCTGAAGAAGAAACTCCTGTTCAAGAGGAGCTTTCTGCTGAAGTAGAAACAGAAGTAGTAGAAGAGCAAGTAGAACTTGCTGAAGAAACAGTAGATGAGACTTCTTTAGAAGAAGAGGTAATCGAAGAAGACGTGGTTGAAGAAGTAGTAGAAGAAGAAAGCATTTACGCTACCAAAGAAGAATTAAACAAGGTAGTAGCTGAATTTAAAGCTATGTACGACCAAATGATGGACAACATGAGTGATGTTGAATCATCTGATGTTCCTGAAGAATTAAGCTCTGACAAAGTAGAGTTATCTGAAGAAGCAGAGTCTATCGCACATTCTCCTGAAGCTGAAGTAAGCTCAAACACAATGAACTTATTTTCTCAGAAACAACCAGTAACAACAAAACAAAGAGTATTTAACAAATTATTTAACAACTAATATTAATTATGGCAACTACAACATCAATTACAACTACTTACGCAGGTGAATTTGCAGGGAAATATATTTCTGCTGCTTTATTATCTGCTAATACTATCGAAAAAGGTGGTATCGAAGTAAAACCAAACATTAAATTTAAAGAAGTAATCAAGAAATTAGCTACAGGAGCACTTATAGCTAACGGAGGATGTGACTTCGCTGCAACTTCTTCTGTAACTTTAACAGAAAGAATTATCGAGCCAGAAACATTCCAAGTAAACTTAGAATTATGTAAAGCTGATTTCCGTTCAGATTGGGAAGCAGTATCTATGGGATATTCTGCATTTGATTCATTACCTAAAACTTTCCAAGACTACTTATTAGCTCACGTTGTAGCTAAAGTAGCTGAAAAGAATGAGCAAAACATCTGGAGAGGTGTTAACGCTAACGCTGGAGAGTTTGACGGATTTACTGTACTAGCTGCTGCTGATGCTGACGTTATTGACGTTGCTGCTGCAACAGTAACTTCTGCTAACGTTATCGCTCAATTAGGAGCTATCGTTGATGCAATTCCTTCTTCATTATACGGAAAAGAAGACTTATACTTATATGTATCACAAAACATCGCTAGAGCTTATGTAAGAGCTTTAGGTGGATTTGCTTCTAACATAAGCTCTA